AAGGGTCTTTTTGAAGAACATTATGTAACAATCCCTGAAGATAAGTATGATGTACTTGAGAGCATGGTAGAAAAACTTGATGATATGGAGACAAAACTCAACGAGCAAATCGAGAAAAATATTGCTCTGAATGGCAGACTCAGTGAGTCTGTTGCAGACGGTATCCTTGATGAAGTTTCTGATGGACTCGCATCCACCCAGAAAGAGAAGCTCGCCTCACTTTCCGAAAGTGTGGAGTTTGAAAGTGAAGAAACTTATCGTGAAAAACTGGAGACATTGAAGGAATCTTATTTCCCCAAAAACGCTCCTGTTGCTAAAACTGAAACTCTGACTGAAGGTGAGTCTAACAACCATCAGCAGCACAATAACCAGATGAGTGCTTATCTCAGATCTCTGGGAACTTTTAGCAAATAATCCTGAATTAGATACTAAACAAACACTACACAAATAGGTAAAACCCTAATGTTCCATTCCGAACACCTGCAGGAGAAGTGGGCACCACTTCTTGAGTATGATGGACTTGAATCCATTAAAGATCCCCATAGAAAGGCTGTAACCGCCGTCCTGCTCGAAAACCAAGAAAAATTCCTTAGAGAATCACAATCCTTTGAGCAAGGTGGATCTCTTCTAAGTGAAGCTGCTCCTACCAACTCTACAGGTAGCGCAGTTGACAACTTTGATCCCGTCCTGATCTCATTGATCAGACGCTCAATGCCTAACCTGATCGCTTATGATCTGGCTGGCGTTCAACCAATGAGCGGCCCTACTGGACTCATCTTCGCGATGCGTTCCCGCTATCAGAACCAGACTGGAAACGAGGCATTCTACAACGAGCCCGATTCCGCATTCGCTGGACAAAACTTTGGACGTAACCTTACTGGTGGTTTCTCTGATACCGCCGCTGGTATGGGTACTACCGCTCAGGCTGGTAGCAACCCTGCAGTTCTGAACCCCACCTCCTCCGCTAACACTAGTGGTGGTGGTACCGACGCTTATAACGTTGGACAAGGTATGAACACTGGTGCTGCTGAAGCACTAGGAGATGCCGCTCAGAACGCCTTCAATCAGATGGCTTTCTCGATCGAGAAAGTTACTGTAACCGCTAAGTCTAGAGCTCTGAAAGCAGAGTATTCTCTGGAACTGGCACAAGACTTGAAAGCAATCCACGGTTTGAACGCCGAGGCTGAACTCGCTAATATTCTCTCTACAGAGATTTTGGCTGAGATCAACCGCGAAGTTATCCGTACTATCTACAAGTGTGCTGAGCAAGGTGCTTCCCAGAACGTTGCCACTAATGGCGTGTTCGACTTGGACATCGACTCTAACGGACGTTGGAGTGTTGAGAAGTTCAAAGGACTCTTGTTCCAGATCGAAAGAGACGCTAACGCGATTGCACAAAGAACTCGTCGTGGAAAGGGCAATACGATCCTTTGCTCTGCTGACGTTGCTTCTGCACTCACCATGGCTGGTGTACTTGATTACACCCCTGCACTGAATGCAAACCTTACCGTTGATGACACCGGTAACACCTTCGCTGGTGTACTTCAGGGCAAGTATAAGGTTTATATTGATCCTTATGCTGCTAACCTGACTTCAGGTGGTAATACACCTGGTAACCAGTACTACGTTGTTGGTTATAAGGGTTCTTCCCCTTATGATGCTGGACTGTTCTACTGCCCATACGTTCCTCTTCAGATGGTTCGTGCAGTTGGAGAGGACAACTTCCAACCCAAAATCGGATTCAAGACTCGCTACGGCATGGTTGCGAACCCCTTCGCTGAAGGTACTGAGGCACAACTCGGTGCGCTTAACATCAACGCCAACCGTTACTACAGACGTGTTGCAGTTAAGAACCTCATGTGATATAATTTCCTTACGTGTGAAGGAAGTGCAGGGGAGTCTTCGGACTCCCCTTTTTTTATCTAAATACTTAAAAAAATGTCATACGGCAACCCTTTTGAAAATCAGATAAGTAATAGAAATTTTTTATCGCCAACTGGATTTAAGTTTACTTTAAAGAAAGCACCTAAGGTAGCATTCTTTGGAAACTCAGCTAACTTACCAGCGATCTCTATGGGGACTGCCATTCAACCAACTTATCTAAAGGACATTGATGTACCGGGTGATAAGGTTGAATTTGGTGATTTTAATCTTCGTTTTCTTGTAGATGAAAATCTAGAAAACTATTTAGAAATTTTTAATTGGATAAGAGGACTTGGATATCCAGAAAGTTTAAAAGAGATATTTGATTTTCAAGAAGGAGATGAAAATTTTAATCAACCAAGGAATTCACAACTAAATTTATTCTCTGACGCTACTCTACAAATTTTAACGAGTCACGAGAATCCTAATTTTAAAGTGGTGTTTCAAGATATGTTTCCCACTGAATTATCAACATTAAACTTTGATGCTACTAATGAAGATATTCAATACTTTACAGCAGATGTCACTTTCAAGTATACTATCTACAATATAACTGATATGTCCGGCAAAAAATTATGAGTCTCGATCTTGATTCTATTCAAGAGATGTGGAAAAAGGATTCTAATATTGATAGAGACAATCTACATGAAGAGTCTTTAAAAATCCCATCTTTACATGCAAAATACTTTGAACTATATAATACCATATTTCTCCTAAGGAAGAAAGCAGAACAACAAAGAAAAAATATACGTCACGAAAGATATGAATACTTTAGTGGTAAAGCAGATCCTGAAGTATATGTCGAATCTCCATTTCCAAAAAAAATTAGAGACAAAGATACCATGCAAAAATATCTAGATGCAGATGAGAGACTTTCAAGTGTTTCTTTAAAAATCGATTATTACGATACGATGCTTGTTTATATTGAGAGTATACTGAAGCAAGTAAGTAATAGAACATATCACATTAAAAATGCTATTGAGTTTATGAGGTTTAATTCAGGACTCGGATAATGGAAGAAGAGTTTGAACCAAATAAAGAATATGACTATACGGTTAGTTTGACGATAGAAGATATTCGCCTTTTGCATCACTGTGTAATAAAAAGAATTGAAAATTGGGAAGGTTCTCCTGCAAGAGAACCCACCGAACAGGAGCATCTTTGGTATTTAAGAGACTCTTTGTATAGAATGATGTTAGAATATAAGTTTGAAAATATGTAATAAATATTAGTAGATGATTGATCATCGTGAATACTAGCGATCTTGTTATTTCTAAATCAAACGAAGTATTTTTAAAAATAAATACCGAACCTCATATAGAATATGAGTTAAGAGATCATTTCAAATTTGAAGTTCCAAATGCCAAGTTCATGCCACAGTATCGTGGTAAAAATTGGAATGGAGAAATTCATTTATATGATATGCGTTCCAAGCAAATTTATGTTGGACTGTTAGATAAGATTGTTCAGTTTTGTAATAACTATGGGTATAGTTATTCTTTTGAAAGTAATAAATTTTATGGACAACCTTTTGAAATAAATGATGAAATATCATTTGAAGGTGTCAAAGGATTTATGAATTCTATTAGTGTTCATACTCCACGTCAATACCAAATTGAGGGAGTATACGATGCTTTAAAGCACAATAGAAAGCTATTGATAAGCCCCACTGGCTCCGGCAAATCTCTGATGATTTATTCATTAGTGAGATATTATGTAGACAAAGGACAAAAAATTCTTCTTGTCGTTCCAACGACATCTCTTGTAGAGCAGATGTACAAGGATTTTCGGGATTATGGTTGGGATTCTGAGTCATATTGCCATAAGATTTACAGTGGTAGAGAGAAGGATACTGATTGTCCTGTTACAATTACCACTTGGCAATCTATCTATAAGTTAGAAAGAAGTTGGTTTGAAAATTATAATGTTGTGATTGGTGATGAGGCACATCTTTTTAAAAGTAAGTCTCTTATTTCGATCATGACTAAACTACATCATGCTAAGTATAGATTTGGATTCACTGGTACTTTAGACGGCACACAGACGCATAAATGGGTGTTAGAAGGCGTCTTTGGCCCTTCATACAAAGTGACAAGAACTGATGAATTAATGAAACAAGGACATTTATCAGAGTTAGATATTCAGTGTCTTGTACTCAAACATGATCCACAAACGTTTGAAGTATATAATGATGAAATTGAATATCTGATATCACATGAACAGAGAAATAAATTTATTACTAATCTTACCTTAGATCTTAAAGGGAATAGTCTTGTTCTCTTTGCAAGAGTCGAATCTCATGGAGAGATACTCTACAATCAGATAAATAATGATAGGCGTACTAATCGTAAAGTATTTTTTATACATGGTGGTGTAGACGCTGAAGAGAGAGAATCAGTCAGAGAGATAACTGAAAGAGAAAACAACGCTATCATTGTTGCTTCCTATGGAACTTTTTCTACTGGTATCAATATTAAAAACCTCCATAATGTTATCTTTGCCTCTCCAAGTAAATCAAGAATCCGCAATCTTCAAAGTATTGGACGAGTTCTTAGAAAAGGAAAAGACAAAGTAAAAGCAACTCTGTATGATATTGCAGATGATTGTTCAACAAAAACAAGAAAAAATTATACTTTAAATCATCTCATTGAAAGAATTAAAATCTATAATGAAGAGAATTTTAACTATGATATCATAACCATACATTTAAAAAAAGTATGATCGAAGACGATTTCTATGCGACAATAAAACTTAAATCTGGTGAAGAACTTTTCTGTAAAGTAGCAGCAGAAGAGGAAACTGACAGAACCATACTTGTGGTTTCTAATCCAATTCTTATTAAAGAAATAAGAGGTAGAATAGGTATGGTTGGATATAAAGTAGAACCTTGGTTAAAGACTACTAGTGATGATATGTTCTTTATTAATCTAAATGATGTTTTAACAATGTCCGAATCAGATGATATTGAAATGATTCTTATGCATCAAGAGTATGTTAGAAAAGGAGATAATAACTCAGAATCTGGTTCTAGTAATCATAAACTTGATAAAAAAATGGGATACCTTTCTAATGTAAATGATGCTAGAGATATTCTAGAGAAACTCTACAACAGTCCTTCTAATAAAGATATTAGTAATAGTTAAGCTATAGCTGTTTCTTCAAACCCTACAAAGGTAGTCTACAAGACATTTGGATACCTGTCAAGTGTTATCTACATCTTGTCAAGTATTTGTATTAGTGGTATACTTTATACATAAAGATGAGATATAGTTATGATTCAACCAGGCATGACTAAAAGAAAAAGATCTGAACATTACGTTAACAATAAAGAGTTTTTAGCTGCTCTGTGCGCCCATCGCGATAATGTTGCTCTAGCAGAAATAAGAGGAGAGAAGAAACCTGTTATTCCAAGATATGTTGGGGAGTGTTTTCTGAAGATTGCAACTCATTTATCATTTAAACCAAATTTCGTGAACTATATGTTCAAGGATGATATGGTTTCTGACGGAATTGAGAACTGCGTTCAGTATATACATAACTTTAACCCAGAGAAATCACAGAATCCCTTTGCGTATTTCACTCAGATTATTCATTACGCTTTTCTGCGTCGTATTCAGCGAGAGAAAAGACAGTTAGAAATTAAAAATAAAATTTTAGAGAAGTCTGGTTACAGTGAGGTGTTTGACGACAACAACACTCTTGACGGATCCAACTATAGCGACTATAATTCGATCAAAGATGCAGTGCATTCCAAACTTCGTTATTGATGAAAGTTGCAATTATCACCGATCAACACTTTGGTGCTCGTAAAAATTCTAAACTCTTTCATAATTATTTTCTAAAATTCTATAATGATATCTTTTTTCCATATTTGGAAAAGAATGGTATCACGACGGTTATAGATATGGGCGATACTTTTGATAATCGCACAGGTATCAATTTTGGTGCTCTTGCGTGGGCAAAAAATAATTACTATGATAAACTTGAACAGATGGGTATCACTGTTCATACCATCGTAGGAAATCATACTGCGTTTTATAAGAATACTAATGAAGTTAACGCTGTAGATTTACTTCTTCGTGAGTATAATAACGTTCGCATTTATTCTTCCCCAGAAGAAGTAATGTTAGGTGATTTAAATGTTCTTTTTATTCCATGGATCAATGACGATAATAGTGAGAGCACTTTCTCTGCTGTTAAAAATACAAGTAGCAAATGCGCGATGGGGCACCTTGAGTTGCGCGGATTTAGAGCTCATCGAGGCTGCGTCATGGAGCATGGTATTGAGAGCAACGTATTTAAGAAGTTCACCAAGGTCTTCTCAGGACACTACCACACTCGATCAGATGATCAGAAAATCTTCTATCTAGGAAATCCTTATGAGATGTTCTGGAATGATGTTAATGACACAAGAGGATTTCATCTCTTCGATACAGAAACTTTAGAACATACTGCTATTGATAATCCATATCGGATGTTCTATAACATTTATTATGAGGATACTAATTATCAAACCTTTGATGTTAGAGAGTATGAGGGTAAGATTGTAAAAGTTATTGTCCGTAAAAAATCTAATACAAAGAAATTTGAAAAATTTATTGATAAGTTGTATGCAGTTGGAGTTGCAGATCTTAAAATTGTAGAAAATTTCGACATGGGAGAACCCGAAGAGTTTGAAGCATTTGAGTCTGAAGATACAATCTCTATTTTGAATAGATATATTCAAGAAGCAGAAATTGACTTAGATAAATCTCTACTTCAGAGTATCATGCAAAAAACTTATCAAGAGGCATGTGAACTAATTTAATGTATATATTAACTGTTGATGGAAAAGAAGATCGTGGAGCATACTCTGTAGTTGATAAGTCAGGGGAAAAAATTCTGTACTTATTTGAAGAAGAGGATGATGCAACTCGCTTTGCCATGCAGTTAGAAGATGAACATGGATATCCCGAAATGCATATTCTAGAAGTAGAAGATGATATAATGCTTAAGACATGCCACATTCATGAGTGTGAGTATGCTATAATATCTAAGAACGACATTGTAGTTCCGCCAGAAACCGAAACATATGATTTTATTTGAGAAGATTCGTTGGAAGAATTTTCTTTCAACGGGTAATCACTTTACTGAAGTTAAATTAAACGAAAACGGTAATACGATGATCATCGGTACCAACGGTGCTGGTAAGTCAACAATTCTTGATGCTCTTACTTTTTCTCTTTTTGGTAAAGCGTTTCGTAAAATTAATAAACCTCTACTACCAAACATAGTTAATGAAAAAGATTGTGTTGTAGAAGTTGAGTTTTCTATAGCAAATATTTCATGGAAAGTAGTGAGAGGTATCAAACCTGCTATTTTTCAAATTTATCGTAATGGTGAAAAATTAAATCAGGACGCTGCAGCAAACGATCAGCAGAAGTGGTTTGAGCAGAATGTTCTGAAGATGAACTATAAATCATTTACACAGATCGTAATCCTTGGTAGCAGCACTTTTGTACCTTTTATGCAGCTCTCTGCGGTTAATAGACGCGAAGTTATTGAAGATTTGCTTGACATTAAGATATTCTCGTCCATGAATATTGTTATTAAGGGTAAGATTTCCACCCTAAAGGAGGAAGTTAAGACTTTAACTCTCAAAAAAGAATCTCTGACGGATAAACTTGATATGCAAGAGAATTTTATTGAAGAATTGGAGACTAGGAGTAATAAAAATATAGAAGATAAGAATAAGAAGATGAAGGAATTGGGTGATGAAATATGCATAGCAATGTTGAAGAATGAACACGCAGAAGATGAAGTGTTTGGACTTGCAGAGCAGCAAGAGAAAGTGATAGGTGCTACAAAAAAATTACGTAAATTGAGTGGATTGAAGGGTAAAATTACTCAAAAAGCATCTATGATTATGAAAGATCATAAATTCTTTACGGAAAATATGGTTTGTCCTACATGTACACAATCTATAGAAGAAGATTTCAGAATAAATAAAATTGATGACGCTCAAAAAATAGCAAAAGAGTTGCAGTCTGGTTTACAAGAACTAGATGAAGCGATTGATGAAGAACAAGATCGAGAGCGTCAATTCACCACTATTTCTAAGGAGATTTCTAAACTACAGAATGATATTTCTCAAGACAATGTTAGGATTTCTGGATGTCGGAGACAAATCAGAAGTCTGGAATCGGAAGTTCAAGAGCTTACCGAACAGATTGCAAATCAAAATACTGAACATGAGAAATTAGAAACCTTCAAGGACAATTTAAAAACTACATACGACGAATTATCTTCAAGGAAGGACACCATTAACTATTACGATTTTTCGTATAGTTTGCTAAAAGACGGTGGAGTCAAATCTAAAATTATTAAGAAGTATCTTCCTCTGATTAATAATCAAGTGAACCGTTATTTACAGATGATGGATTTCTATATTAATTTTACTCTTGATGAGGAGTTTAACGAAACTGTTAAGTCTCCTATTCATGAAGATTTTTCTTATGCTTCTTTCAGCGAGGGAGAGAAGATGAGAATTGACTTGGCACTTTTGTTTACCTGGAGAGAGGTAGCAAGAATGAAGAACTCTGTTAATACTAATCTATTGATTATGGATGAAGTATTTGATAGTTCTCTTGATGGATTTGGTACTGATGAGTTCTTAAAAATTATTAGATTTGTTATTAAAGATGCAAATATTTTTGTTATCTCTCATAAAGAGTCTTTATTTGATAAATTTGAGAATACGATCAAGTTTGAGAAAATAAAAGGGTTTAGTAGAATAGTTAATTAAGAACTATTGCGTCACGTCAAGAAAACCTTAAGTATAACAAGAACTTCATTAAGTTAGCATACGCTGACTAAATAATAACAGAATTGGAGAAAGGATGAACTAAACTCCCTTTATTATGTTTTTTTCATGAGGAGAATGTCATGCACAATTTAGTATCATTTAATCAACTAGCAGACTGGACTATGAGTCTTAATAGACTCAACAAAACATTAGACACTACAATGGAGGAGAGCGATCAAATTAACGATTACTATGAATGTTTAATTGATTGCAGCGATGATCAAGCAACATGTAAACGTATTTGCAGAACTATTTTAGCCTGATCAAAATCAACCAGTTGGAGAACTGTCACTTAATGCCCCTGCCGTAAGGTGGGGGTTTGGTATTATAGATGCATACGAGACAAACTCATGGCAGTCAAGCAAGAAATTAAATCTCAACTCGCAAAATTGCTTGCCACTGAAGATTTAGTGGTTGAGCATCGCAAAGTTGCAACTGCTCAATTTGACGTTCACTCTCGCGTATTAACTCTTCCTTTGTGGGATAAAGCGAGTAATATTGTATATGATCTTTTAGTTGGACATGAAGTCGGACATGCATTATTCACGCCAGATGAAAACTGGTTGNACAAAAAAATAATTCCTCCCCAGTTTGTGAATGTGGTTGAGGATGCTCGCATTGAAAAGATGATGAAGCGCAAATATGCCGGACTAGCAAAAACTTTCTACCATGGGTACAAGGAATTACAAGCAGAAGACTTTTTCTCTATATCTGATAGCAATGTTGCTGATCTCAATCTTGCTGATCGTGCAAATTTATACTTTAAGGTTGGTAATTTTTTAAAT